TGTATAATTGTTCAACAGTACCTTCAAAGAAATTCTTTATGGTATCAGTCTGTAGAATTGCGGGTAACTTATTGTAAATTTTATCTGCCATTATTAATTAGCCAATGTAGTTTTAGTAATTTTATCTATAATCTCAATATCAGAAACCTTTGCTGTATTAACAAAGAATTCATTGCTTTCTGCTTTTATTTGGAATAAGTCTCCAAATTTTCCAGAATTATTTTTCGGTACAATAATTATACTACCTATTACACCACTTAGTTGTTGATGTACATAACTACTTAATTCTGTAAAGTAGAAGTTTTCACCGAATTCCCAATTGGAAACATTAAAGTAATTATTGAATGCTTTTATAACTTTGGTTTTAATTTCATTATCACTTAATGTTGTTCCTGCAAGTTTAACAACTCTAAATTTAGCCTGTACACTTTCATCTGCGTCGGCTCCAAATAGCCTCTTGAATTTTGCACTTTTATATACTAATGTGTCACTAGCATTTTTAAAGTCCTCTAAGGTTTGGAACTCGTTTGATAACTCTTCACTAGTAGGTGATAGTGGGAAAGGAGTACCGGGTACATTAATATATTTTTGTATGCTTGTATTGTATGCATTTGTTAAAACTAACATTTCAACAACATTACTAATACTTGGGTCTATTCTTACATCGTTTGGTGCTTTGTGGTCCCACTTCATAACACACGGCCTAACATCTGGTAATCTTGTATTTTGATCTTTACCTCTACCAATTTTTACAAAACAATCTGTTGATTCTACTAGACTTATATTATCAGGATCTGTACTACTTCTAGTCATTACATAGAATTTTTCGTTTTCTACAACATAAATTTTTATACCAAAATATAGATTTGCTGTATTTTCAAATTTTTCTGCTAGTGCTAAAGTATCAACAATAATATAATTTACTGTACTCCATTCTACAGGATCAGAATAACTTATAGGTGATATTGTTGCTGGGTTACCACTTGATTGAGTATTGTCCCAATCTGTTTCTCCTCGCCAATCTAGTATCACACCACTTACTGGTCTATCATAAACATACCCATCAAAATCTGAATAGTTTTCAAATATTATAAGATCCGTACTTGAAACAAATTCGTTAAATTGGAATGGTTTATCTGGAACTAAGTCACCATCTGTATCTACTGGTGCTACTTTAACTTTTCTGTTGTCTGTATATCCATCAGAATATTTAAATACATCTGAAATTTCATAAACTATATCTTCATCTAATCTATCTTTAGCAGACTTGTACTCAACTAAAATTTTATCCCTGCTTATAGCACCCGTTGTATCAGTTGCAAATAAATGAAAGTTGTCATCTAAATTAGAATAAATTAATGTGCCTGTTTGTGCCGTAGCATTTGCATTTGTTAAAAGCAGTCTTCCTGTATTAGTAGGTATGCTGGTATTAGAAAGTGTCACACCGTCTATACCATATGAATATATATTTGCATTACCGTGATAAACTTCTGTTAATCCTGTAGCATTATTATACTGTTTAAATGTAACATTTCCATTGTTATCAAACAAATTATATCCGAATGTAGTATTATCAAATGTAAATGTTAAATTGCTTGGTAATTTAGAAATACGGCCATCGTTATTTGATAAAGTTACATTATTTGTAGAAATATTTCCGTCATCAAAATAAGGATTTAAAGAAACATTTGCCGCATTTACAAATCTATTGACAGCAAGAATATTTGCTGGTGTATGAGTATTTGTAACAAGGTCACTTCTCATTATTCCAAAAGTACTTTGCCATGTAACATTTACATCAAACCACTTAATATCTCTTGTTCTTAATGCTATGTTTGTTCTTAAACCATTGGGGTCGTAAAATGCAGAATTATCTAAACTTTGCCATGCATCTGCAACATTATCACTATTAGAATCTGACCAAACAAAACTTTCTGTAACTCCTGGTTTGTAATTTAATGTATTAAATGTAATAGTATCTTTAACTGCTTGAGTAGTATTGTCTGTAACTTTAACAGATTTTACATTATAAAATTTTAAATCGTTTGCACTTTGTACCACATAAGATAATCCTCTTATAGATACATTATATTTAAAACTAGTAGTATCTATAGGACTATATTCAAATAAGATTAACCAACTATTATCTTTTCCTGATAATGTTTTATCTTGAGCATTTTGTATATCTAAAGAACCTGTTTTAAGTAAATCTGCATTACTTATTATGTAGTATGATTGTGCTGTTAAGTCAAAGCCTAAACCAAATGTACTTTTTCCGCTTAATGCTGTCTGTATAAGTGTTTTTTCTGCATTTGTAAATGTTTTTCTTAAACTAGCAATTACTTCATCCGCTCGCCAATTAGAATTTACTTTATCACTTAATGTCCACGGCCCTATACTTGTACTTAATCCACTAGATAAAGCACCGTTGTTTTGTACACTTGTGACTCTTACCCATTTATAATTTGCTATATTAGTAGGATCAACAAATTTTATAAAAGTATTTTCTTGGAATACCTGTGTTGATGCTGTATTGTTTACCATAACTACAGTATCTGAACTACTAAATGTTTCAGTCATATAACCTGTTGTACTCTGAGTTGCTACCGGTAAAGGATTCCATCTAATATTTAAGGTATCTGTTGAGAATTTAGTTGGAATATAATTGCTCCATTTTTCTCTTAATGTATCATAAATTACATTATTCAATCTTTGTTCTTGTAAGTATTTTACAACGGTATTGTCTACAACTTCTGCAGGTGTATTGTTGTCACTTACTGTAATAGATTTTGTTAAAGGATCATCATCTTTGTATAAAAATCCATCTTCAGTATATGTCTCAACACTTTGGAATGTTCCTGTTGGATCATTTATATCTATATATCTACTATGCCCTGCATGTGTTCTATTTGTTGCTTTGAGTTTTATAATGTTTGATGATTGGCTCAAAGGAAATACATTATAATCTTGTGCTGATACCATTCTATTTTGTGTATAGAATGTTTGCGGAGCTCTTAATTTAATATTTTGCAAACTTTCTGCAGGTAAACTATTATTTACTGTGGATTCTAATCCAAACGTAAATGTTAAACTATAAGATTCGCCTGTTGCATTTACATAAGGTACAGATACAGTTAAATTTTTTGCATCGTCTGGATGTATAGAATACCTTTCTCCATCACTGATTCTATGCCATATTCTAAATACACCTGTTGGTACATTTCCAAAATTTCCGTCTGGGAATTTAATTCTTATTCCGTCGTTATTTAAATTTTCTACTGCATATAAGTTTCTAGTGTTTAATGCTTGACTATTATAGTTTAATGTTTGTCCAACTGTATTTGGAATCTTTGTCCATTGATTTTCTACTACACCCTGTGTATTAACTTCTTGTATGTAAACATCTGTTTCGTTAATGTTTTTCTTTATTATATCTTGGAATCTATTTTGTAATGGTGTTTCATAATTAAAGTCTTGGAAAATTAAATTACCTTGTTTGAACATTAAAAAGAATCCAGTATTATTACTGCTTAATCCTAGTCCGTCGTTTCTATAGAAAAATCCTAAATCATTTGTTGGATTAGGTTGTTTTTCGTAAAAGAATTCATTATCAAAGAAATCTCCATTTACAATTTCAAATCCTCTAGTAACACCATTTACATTTATATTAAAAGAGTGTGCAATAGGAGATGTTATAGGAGTACTAATTGTATATTGATCTGTATTAATACCAGCCACTTTACCTGATTTAACGGGTGCAGAAAATCTATTACTTGTACCCATTGCCGCATTTAATACTGTAATGAATTGTTCGTAACTGTCAGGGTTATTAGCATCGTCCCAAAATATAGGCTGATTGCTTAATTGGTTTCCTTGACTATCTTGTAAAGGTTCGTTTGTTCTTACACTTGTAACTTTCATTAATCCACTTGCTGGGATATTTCTTTTAGGATTGTATCCTAACATTCTTGCAAGTTTAAATACTGAATCTCTTCTTTCTGCAGTTTCTAAAAAGTTTTCTCTAGTATTAACATCCATTCTAAATGCTAAACTTGTACTTAAAAATGCTAGTAATTCTATAATTGCTATAAATTCTGAACTTTCTATATAGTCATTAAAGTTTTCTGGAAAATTAGTTCTTACATATTCTACCAGACTAGTTCTCATAGTGTCAAAGTCATAGGCCTGGAAGTCTACTTCACTAAAGGCCTTATATGCAACTTTCCAATCCTCTGCCGCAAATAAATTGTTTTGTCTATTAACTAATGCCATTAAAATTCCTCTGCATTTCTTTTACTGTATTCTATGAATAATGTTTCTGCTTGATCAATGTTATAATATTTTATTATTACTTCAGCTCTTATTGATTGATCATTTATATATAAAATTGTATTTTCTAATGTAACCCTAGGATCTAATTTTACTATTCTTTCTATATCTTCTTTTATATCTTCTTGTAATGTTGGAGAGTCTGGCTCCATCAACATATCCCAAATTATACTACCAAATGTGGGCCTCATTATTCTTTCACCTCTTTTTGTATAGAAGTGATTAAGCAAATCTCTTTTTATGAGATCAGTATCTGTAAGGGTATAAGGTGCCCTATTTTTATCTACTGTACTAAATCCTTTGAACAATGTTGCCATGTAAGTATTTATCAGAATAATTAAATATAGTTTTAATTAATACTTGACATCTTTAATTATGGTGCTATAATAACAACATGAAGAATGTGATATATTTACACGGTGCAAATGCAGACCCTGATAATTTTAATTATTTTACATTAAAAATGCCAGAACATCCTTTCTTTGCTCCTGCATATGATATGGAGCAAGATCCTTATGATCTAGTAGAGCATGTTAGAATGCAGAAAGAAAGACTATGGAATAAGGACAAAGTAGTTATTGTAGGACATAGTTTTGGAGGCTTGTTGGCAAGTTGGTACGCAAGTGTTTATCCTAGAAAAGTTGATCATTTGATTACAATAGCAACTCCTTGGCAGGGCACACCTGTAGCAAGAATTTTAGGTATGATTTTTAGAAATAGAAAAGTATTTGATAATACTAGACCAGATGCAGATGTTTTAAAACTATTGGAAGAAAAAACTTACAATGGTAAACATACTAATATAGTCTGTACAGGCGGTTCTAATCCTCTAGCAGGATTAGGGGGCCAAGCAAATGACGGAATGATATCAGTAGCAAGTCAATCAGCATCACCACCTAAATTTAAAAATACCGAAAATGTCTTTATAGAAGCAGGTCACAGTGGAGTTTTGTTAAATAATGATGTAACAAAAATGTTACAAGATATAATATTTGAGAAATAATATGGCAGATACTAAATCTCTTAATAATACATTAGAAGAAGAATTAAGAATTATGCTTGTTGAAAAAAACAACGAGAATAATAATCTTAGAAATCATATTGAATTATTAGAAAAAGCGGTTGCAGAAGAGCAGGAACAAAAATATAGATTGCTAGTTGAAGTAGCAGATCTTAAAAAAGCATTAAGAAACTTTCCTTAATAAAAGATTCCTAATTTATTATAGGCTCTTTTCTTAGCAAGTCTTAATATTGCTCTTAATTCATTAAAGTTTAAATTTCTTTGTGCTGGATATAATGTAGCCTGCACATCATCTAATTCTGCCTGCCAATTTAAATGATCTGGTGTAGCAAATAATTCCGCTTCATATCTTCGTCTTGCAATATAATCTGCTCTAACCTGAGGTCTTGTATGTGGACCTATTCTGCCTACCCTAAATCTTTGCATTAATCTAGGAACATTCTCATATTTTGCTTCATTTAAAGCAAAACACACTTCACTACTAGCAAAATTGTCTACTCCTATATGCGATATAAAACTTGCTAAAGCACCTAATTGATTTTGATTTAATGGTACTGTGATAAGACGTTTTGCGTCTTTTAATGCTTGTTTTAGTTCGCCTTCAAGAGCAAGTCGTTCTGCACTTGGGCCTAATCCGTCTATAAATTCAACTAGTTTATAACCTGTTTTCCTATGCACATAGACGATACTAGGTCCATCTAGAACTACAGTTATACCCTTTGCATCAAGTTTTTCTACAACTTCTTCAAATACACTTTTCATTATCCGCTACCACCATTTATTATATCCTTTGCAGAATTTTTAAAATCATCAAGTTGGCCGCCTGTTACTTCATTTATGGCACCATTAATTTCACCTTTCATTTCTCCAATTACCCCATTTTCTAAATCTAAAGGGAGACCTAAATCATCTAAAGAGAACTGTTTTAATTTTGCTTCTAAATCTGTTAATATTTTAGACTGCCCAATAATTTTTTGTGATATACTATTAGCAGTAGGTATTCTAAAAGGAGGAATAGCAATACCTAGTGTATCTGCTACTTTCATTAATCCGTCTATACTTGCTAAGTTTACGTCTTGTAATGCTGTAAAATTACTTAGTTGGGCATTATATTCTGCATATACAGATTTTACACCGTCTGTGGCTTCTTTAAATCCTTCCCCTATTTTTGTACCTTCAGGAGTATCTGCATCTGCAGGTGTATCGTCTGTAGGTTCTATCTGTCCAGGTAATGTTTCTAAATCTGCAGTTTTGTCTTCTTCTATACTTTCTGGATCTTCTGTACTAGGATCAAATTGTCCGTGTCCTATGTAAGGTTCTGCAGTAATTAACTTACCTACTATAGTATTAATTGTAGGTCCTTTCTCTGGTCTTTGACCGCCGTTAAGTATTGGATTTTCAGCCTCTCTATCGTATTCTGGTTGTGCTGAGGACTGGTCAGGTTTCTCCGTGCCTCCTATTTGAGGAGCCGGTATTGCAGGTACTAAATCAGGTGTTGGAACTGCTCCAGGATTATTTAAGCCTATTGTTGAACCAAATAAATTTGTAGTCCCTCCTGCTGAAAGAGTTGCGGCACCACCTGCTAGAACATCAACTTTACCCGTTGCTTGTACAGTTGTGAATCCTTGTGACTGTATTGCCGCTCCTATAGTACTTGTTAATGTTAGTCTACCTGCTGAATTTAATTGCATATCACCTGCATTAGATGTAATCTGTGTATTAAGGTTAGAATGTATAGATGTATCTTCAGCCGCATGAAGTCTTATAGAGCCGCCTGTACCTAGTGGAGGCACACCCAATGCTCCTAATTTACCTGATATTCCTTTATAACCCCCGGCATCATTGTCACCTGTGGCTTTCATGTAAATATTATTACCCGCTTCTATTTTTACATCTTTATCAGATCTTAGATTAAAGTCTCCTTTACTCCTAATACTCATCGACCCTTCGCCAAAGATATTAATATTACCATCTTTGTCTAACTCAAACCATGCTGTACCATTTTTGTTTATAACATATATGGCACCAGTGGAATCATCTAATAATATCTGATTGCCCCCGCCTGTTCTTAATCTTATGTTAGAGTTACCTTGGTTGTCGTCCATTATAAACTGGTGACCCGGCCCAATTGGTTGCCCTTTATCGTCTCTAGGTCCTTTGGTTAATATACCTAAAACCTCACTTGGTGTTTCTCTTCTTGCACTACTTGATGTTGCTCCTCTTAAAGGGTCATTTATAAGTCCTTGCTTAGTAATAGTTTCTGCAAAATCGTGATATATAGGTCTTAACTTTCCGTTATTTTTTGTATCTGTATCGTAATTATTTTTTTCTACTGTAGGAGTATTAAACGGTCCGCCCTGAAAACTAGGTCCGCCTGGTATGCCCGGCACCATTTGATTTAATTGGGTTGGCATAGTATGGCCTATTATAAAAGGTTTAGATAATAAACCATCACCAAATGCCACTAATACTAAATTTCCTACATCAGGTGGTGGCATCCACATACCATATGAATGCAAAGAATTTTCGTCTAATGTAATGTCGTCTTCTCTTACTAAATCAGTATTCGATGCACCATAAAATGGAGATGTGTACATCGCATCAAATAGATTTTTTTCGTTAGGGTTTTTATTTAATTCTGGTATATTTACAGATACTTTTCCTGTTCGTGTTCCGTCTTTATTAAAGTCAACAGTTCCTATATAAATTCCCCAATACTTTTTAGTCGTAGACTTCCTGTCAACAGGATTTTCGTATGTCGCCTTCATTGTATTTAAGGAGTGGAAATTTTTAGGCATTCTTAGCCTCCATATTTTGCTTTATAAATTTGTATTTGTTCACTACTAATAAGTCCTGATGCCGCTAGTTCATCTATTGTTAATCCGCCACCGAAGTCTAATAGGCTCTTCGTATAGTCAGGATCGTTAAATCTTTCTTTATCATCTGATGAATTATGATTTGCGGCGTCCATTACCGCTTTTACTTTTAATGTAGTCTCAAATTGCTCTTTAAGATTATCTAAAGTAAGATCGTCTCTATTTTCTATTGCAGATAAATCTAAAGTTAGTTCTTTACATGTACGAACATTAACTG